GGTGATAGAGCGGGTGCCTGTGAAGAAATAAAACGTTGGGTATATGCGGGTGGAAAGGTTTGGCGAGGGCTTGTCAGTCGTCGAGAGGCGGAGTCAGCACTATGTCATGGAAAACTTTAATCATCATTATCGGCTTTATTCTTGCATTACTCATTACAGTCGCTGTTGGCATTTATCTCTTGATTGATAACTCATGTACTAAAGACCAAGTGAGTTTAGAAAAGCGCTGTCAGATTGCACTCTCATATCATCGGTACTAATCATGAAATACGGAAAACTCTATGCCGTCATTGCGATTGTAGGCATTATTGTGGGAGGCTATTGGGTGATTAATTGGCAAGCTAACAGAATTAATCTATTAGTAGAAACAAACAAAGAACTAACGGAGGCTCTCGAAGAACAGAAGTCTATTAATACTGACTATCAAGCACGCATAATGCGATTAAATCAGTTGGATATTCAATATACGCAGGAGCTAGCGAATGCTAAGAATGAAATTAGTCACTTGCGTGATATTAGTGAGCGTCATCCAGAGCGGGTGTACATCAAAGCCGAGTGTCCCAAAGTCAAAACCACTCCCTCCACCAGCTTGGCTTATGCAACCACCGCCCGACCTACTGACACCGCTATCCGAAATTATTGGTTACTCAGAGAGCGAATTGCAGAGTCAGAACAGATGATTAAAGGGTTGCAGGATTATATCAAACAAGAATGCATGGAATAAAAAAAAGCCCAGCATGGGTGCATGGGCAAACTAACAGGATATTAATCAAAGTATAGTGATAATTACTTAGTATAGCTTAAGTAAATATATATATCAGCAATTAGATAAGTCGTTTATCCATTAAGGAGAGTGATCATATCTTGACTGTTAGGAACAGACTAGAAGTGACCAAAGTAACGTAGTGACACGTGATGATGGTTGCGAATGGTTACTTTTTGTCGTCTGTATATATAGGCTTGGTGCAGGTGGCTTCCATCACAGGCATCCCTGGGGATGATATGGATTCAATTATTACTTTTGTGTCATTTCCACGAAGTAATGTAAGCCTTGTATCGTGGCTCATCCAATAGAATTCTTTGTAATAAGGTACTCCGAATTGAGATGAGTATGCTCCTTTTACCTTCATAGCATAGGTCGGAGATGGTATATGACTACTCTTTTTAGCTGGCGCTATCTTGAGGATTTGTGTTGCATTTGATTTATAAACAGAAAATATCTGGCTATCCTCACTTTTTTTGGTGGTGCCGTCTTGGGAGTAATTAATCCAAGAGCACTCCATTTCAAATATCAGGGTTTCATCTGTTGCATTAGCGCACACAGTGAACGGTATAAGTAAAGCAAAAAGATACTGTCTCATGATCCCTCTATGTCAATGCAATATCGTCTTACGACAAGACTATCACAAGAAGAGCTAACTATGACTGAAAAATATCACGTAATAGCAACTAAGAAAGATGGCTCAACATACAAAGGCATAATGACCACTAAAGAGCCTTATGTGACCAATAGGATAATCGGTAGCGCAAAATAGAATACTAAATAAATTAGACCCAAAATAGCGTGTTTTGGGCATTCTTCAGGCCTGTGAGGATAAATAAAGGTGAGCAATTAAGCTCTATAAAAGACACAGGAGAATTCTAATGTCTAAAACAACCGATCAGCTGATCAACAATCTTAAGCATAACTTCAAGTTACTGGAAACCATTTATCAATCAGGCTTGTCAATTTACTACAATACTGACGTAATCCATGATGCTATTGATGCAATCATTGATGAGTTAAGGCGACGAGGAGTTGCTATCTAACAATAGCCCTCTCCGGCGGGTTTTTTATTGCAAATCACAAAGCTCACTACGGTGAGTTTTTTAATTTGTTATTGAGGATATGAATATGGCTAAAAGACCAGATTGGGAGGCCATCGAGTCGGCTTACCGAGCTGGCGTGATGTCCATAAGGGAAATAGCCTCTCAATACGAGATAACCCATCAGGCGATAAGTAAGCGCGCCAAGAAAGAAGGATGGGAGCGAGATCTAAAGGCAAAGGTTAAAGCTAGGGCTGAAAACTTGGTTGCCAAAAGGGAGGTTGCCAGTCTGGTTGCCACCGAAAAGGCTATTTCAGAACGGCAACTTATTGAGGCTAATGCCGAGGTTATCGCTAATGTCCGCATGGAGCATAGAGGCGATATTCGAAGGGCTAGAGAGTTAACTAATAACTTATTTGATGAACTATCTGCTGAATGTGCTGATGTGCCAGCCTTAAGAAAACTTGGCGAGTTAATGTTTAGTCCTGATGATAACGGACGCGACAAACTCAATGAAATTTATCACTCAATCATCTCCCTGCCTGAGCGCGTTAAGTCAGCCAAATCATTAAGCGAAACATTTAAAAATTTAGTTGGCCTTGAGCGTCAAGCATACGGCCTTGATGATGTTCAGCCGAATAAGACAGCTAGTCAGCTATCAGAACTAATGGACGACTTATCTAAGGAATAATCATGAAGCCAGAACATCTTGCATTATTGAGAGATAAGCTCTGGCGATTAAATCACCTCTACTGGATAACCAATAAAGAAGGCAAGCCAGTTCGATTTAAAATGACGCCTGAGCAACTCGAATATTTTGAAGGGATGCACACGCGAAACATTATCCTTAAAGCCCGTCAGCTTGGCTTCACTACTGAGGTCTGCATTATCCAGCTAGACGCGGCGTTATTTGAGGCGGCTAAATGTGCATTGATAGCCCACACACTTAACGATTCTAAGCGGCTATTTAGGGAAAAGATAAAGTATGCCTATGACAAGCTACCCGATGAAATCAAAGCGGCTAACCCAGCGAGTAATGATGCGGTTGGTGAGTTGGTGTTTAGCAAAGGCGGCTCGCTTTATATCAGCACGTCATTTCGTGGCGGTACACTCCGTTATTTGCACGTTTCTGAGTTCGGTAAGATATGTGCTAAGTATCCAGAGAAAGCCCGTGAGATTGTCACTGGCGCATTTGAGGCGGTATCAAGCGATTGTTTTACGACGATTGAAAGCACAGCGGAGGGTCGAGCAGGTTATTTCTTCGATTATTGCCAGTCTGCTGAGAAAGCGCAAATTCAGAATAAGACTCTCTCTAACCTAGACTGGAAGTTCTTTTTCTTCTCATGGTGGAAGAATCCAGAGTATGCCATTAACCCTGTTGAGCCATTACCCCAGCGGTTAGTTGATTACTTTGATGAGATAGCCAGCAAACATGGTGTTCAATTAAACGAGCGCCAGAAAGCATGGTATTACGCCAAAGAGAAAACGCTTGGCGACGATATGAAACGGGAATACCCGTCAATACCGTCTGAGGCATTCCAACAATCGGTTGAAGGCGCTTACTACGCCAAGCAGTTCCGCTTCCTGTACGAAAATAAACGCATTGGCACACTTCCTGATAACTCGCACTTACCGGTTCACACGTACTGGGATATTGGTGTGGGTGACTCAACGTCAATTTGGTTTATTCGTGAAGTGGGCGAGGAGTTCCACATTATAGACCACTACTCAAACAGTGGTGAAGGTCTACGGCACTACATGAAAGTACTGAAAGACAAAGGCTACACATATGCAAGTCACAATGGCCCTCATGATATCGATAACCGTGAGTTTGGCTCGGATGCGAAATCTCGGCGTGAATTAGCGCGTGAGGGGTACGAAATCGACGGACAAATTTACTCAATCCGATTTGAAGTAGTGCCGAAGCTTTCAGTTGATGAAGGTATCGAGGCAGTACGTGAAATTCTGCCACTTTGCGTGTTTGATGAGCATAAATGTAGTGAAGGCATTGCTCATCTAGAAGCTTATCGTAAAGAGTGGGATGACAAGCGAGGCTGTTGGAAAGATAAACCGCTTCACGATTACACGTCACATGATGCTGATGGATTTAGATATTTTGCAGTGAGTCGAAGAAATACTAAACGGTTGACTAAGAAAATAGAATTTAACTGGAACTAACATGAATACAAACGTTGATTACAAGCATCCAGCTTACAATGAGTTTTTGCCTGAATGGGACATGGTTGGCGATTGTGTTGATGGCGAACGAGTTGTTAAAAGCAAGAAAGAGAAATACCTCCCTCATCCGGCAGATAACAAAGATGAAGATGATAAGGGTAATGAGCGTTATAAGCGCTATTTAGCTAGAGCATCCTTTCTGAATGCCACGGGTAGGACACTTAGTGGTTTACTTGGTATTGCTTTCAGTAAGCCAGTAAAGATTAGTATTAGTGGTGATGTTGAGTATTTAGAAACTGATATTGACGGTCAAGGTCAGCCACTTACTCAAATGATAAGGGATGCGTTATCGCAAAACTTACAGCGTGGTCGAGCAGGTTTATTAAGTGATTTTAGTGGTTCAGGTATTCAGTCAGAGGCTAATAAAGGTCGCTCCTATATTCGGTTGTTTACAGCAAAAGAAATTATCAATTGGCGTGTAACGAACGGGAAAACATCCCTCGTTGTCCTCAAATATCAGGAGCCAGTAGATACAGATGATTTTGAACTGCAAATGCAGAATAACTGGATTGAATTAAGGCTTGTTAACAATGTAGCTTGCTCTCGTCGCTGGTATGAAGATGGAGATATAAAAGTTACAGAGTGGGTTGTATTAAAGGATGCACACGGCATTCCATTAAGGGAGTTGCCGTGGTCATGGATTGGTTCAATGAACAATGATCACACCCCTGATGCTCCTCCTCTTGCAGATATTGCGTACTTAAATATCAAACATTATCAAGTTGAGGCTGATATCGCAGAGTCTGCACATACTGTCGGTCAGCCGATGATTGCACTAACTGGCCTTACTGATGATTGGGTTGAAAGACACGTGTCTGAAGGGTTTACTGTTGGTTCACGCAAAGGGGTGTTGCTGCCACAGGGTGGTGATATGAAATTTGCGCAGCCAGAAGACAGAAACATTCAAATAAACCTAGCTGAGCGCAGAGAAAAGCAGATGGCAATGCTAGGAGCTAAGCTAGTTGAACGCGGGACATCAGCAAGAACAGCGACTCAGGCACAGGATGAGGCTCAAACAGATAATTCAGTGCTTTCGTTGTGTTCAGGAAACGTCGAAAAGGCCGTTAACCGAGCACTTAATTTCTGCATTCAGTTTGAGGGGAGTGGTGAGGCAACTATTGAGATAAACAAAGTTTACGATATTGCTCAACTGGATTCGCAAGCAATCACAGCTCTCCTTGCTTCTCTCCAATCTGGGGCTATGCGATTGATTGATTTTGTTAAGTACCTGCAAAGTATCAATATCATCCCTCAAGATGAGAAAGCTGAGGATGTTATCGAAGAGATAGAATTATCGCGAGCTAACTCAATGATGTAGAGGTGAATATGCAATCGCAGTTGATGTTAGATAATTCAATGATGATCCAAATTCTCCTAGAACGACTCAAAGCTGGCATTGTTGATAGAGAGGAAATGCAAAGAGAGCTAAGGGCGGCTGTTGCTAAGGCGTTAGCTAATTTCTCAGGTCAGATAACATCGAGGTCAAAACTAAACGCCATAATTGCTGAGTTAAAGCGAGAGCTATCACCAGTTCTGACCAGTTACTCTGAGCATTTACTGCAATCTGTTCTCGATATCGGTGTTGAGTCAAGCCAACTTGAAGTTGATAGCTTATCGCAGATAGTAACAAATGAAGTAAGCAAGCCTGGTGCTGAGAAAGTTAAAAAAGCCATTTTAAATGTGCCGCTGATATTAACCGCTTGGGGCGGCTCTTTATTTCTCAAGAAATTTATATCATCTTGGGTGACTAGCTCTATCCAGCAAGTAGAGAATCAGACTGTTTTGGCTATGGCTGCTCAAAGTAACATTCAAGTTCTACAGTCCACTATTAATGGGGCTGCAATTGATAAAACACAGGTCTCTACATCGACGATATCTCGAATTACTTACAACTACAGAACAATTGCAAATACGGCAATTCAGCATGCTCATACATGTGCGGCTCAGGAATTTTATAAGGAGAATGACGATTTAATTAAAGAGGAAGAATTCAGCGCAATACTGGACAACAAAACATCATCGACGTGTAGGGCTTTATCAGGAAACCGATATCCTGTTGGGGCTGGCCCAATGCCACCATTACACCCAAACTGCCGAAGTCAGCGATTGCCAATACTTAATGATAAATTTGCTAATTTGATAATAACTAAACCAATAGGAAGATCTGAATGGGGAGAAGAAAGCTATTATGAATGGCTATCTAGGCAACCGGCCAAAAGACAGGATTTAATATTGGGTCCGACTAGAGGGAAGTTGTTTCGTGATGGTGGTTTATCTCCAGAGCGATTCGCACAGTTGCAGTTACATAAAAACTTTAAACCAATGACACTTAAAGATATGCAAAAGTTTGCGCCTAAAGCGTTTGAGCGAGCAGGAATTGAATTGAAATAACACAAACCCACCACTGAGTGGGTTTTTTATTATCCGCAGTTAGAGACTGCACCATCTAAACCAGAGGTTTTACGATGTTTAAATATTTATTAACGAAAGAAGAATTTGACGCATTAACTGATGAGCAAAAGGCTCTTTACAAAGAGTCTGGTGGTAATTACCAACTTCAAATCGAAGGTATGCCAGAAATTCCAGATGTGTCAGGTCTTCAAAAGAAAGTTGATGAATTACTTTCTGAGAAAAAATCAGAGCAGGAGAAACGCCGGCAAGCTGAAGAGGCTGCAAAAAAAGCAGCAGAAGATCAAGCGCGTAAAAATGGCGATATCGAATCACTAGAAAAAAGCTGGGCTGAAAAGTTAAAGACGCGTGAAAACGAGTTATTAGCACAGCTGCAGGAGAAAGACGCGAGTCTACATACGCTATTAGTTGATAACGTTGCTCAAACTGTGGCTACAAAGCTTGCTGGTGACGCTGCTCCGTTAATCATGCCACACATTAAATCTCGATTATCAGTAGAAGACGGTAAAACGCGAGTGGTTGATGCTAACGGTCATCCTTCTGCATTTACCATTGATGATTTAGAAAAAGAATTTCGTAGTAACCCGTTATTTGCTCCAGTAATTATTGGTAGTAAAGCCACCGGAACCGGAGGGGAAGGCGGTAAAGGGAAATCACCAGCCGGAGGCAGTGAAAAACCCAAAAGCGCGAATCCGTTAGTGGACAGCGCACGTGAAATCATTGCTAATATCCAAGAGGATTAATTTATATGTCTTTATATATTTTTCAAAAACAAGTGTCTCTAGCGGCAACAGAGTTGGTTGCTCAGGCTGTCCGTCAATTTAACGAAGCATCTGGTGGTGCTTTAGTTATTGGCGATGGTGATCATATCGGTGATTACATTGAGCAAACATCATGGCAGTTGCTTGGTGGTCTGGCTCAGCGACGCAATGCATATGGTTCAGGTAATCTAACGCCACAAGAATTGGGGCAAATCCTTGACCGTATGATTAAGATTGATGGTCGTATTGGCCCTGTCTCAGTTACCCCGACAATGATGAAGCGACTAGGTAAGGACGTATCAGAAGCGGCTGCGGTAGTTGCTGCTCAATCAGCAGAAGCCATGTTACAAGATTACCTGAATACTACTGGCGCGGCATTAAAAGCAGCTATTTCTGGTAATAAAACAGCCGTTACTGTTGGAGGTGAAACACCATCATTAAGAGGTTTAAATAAAGCAACACGTCCATTCGGTGATGCATATTCGCGTATTGTTGCTTGGTTGATGGATGGTGCAACATTCAACGACTTTATGGATGAGACATTAACCAACGCAAATAACCTATTCCAAATTGGCAACGTCGCCATTAAACAAGATAACCTTGGCCGTCGTTTTGTTATCTCTGATATTCCAGCTTTATCAGATGCAGACAAACAACATTCGCTAGGTTTAGTGACTGGTGCTGCTGCGGTTCAAACATCACCACTAATCATGAAGGCTCAGGATGTATTAGGGCAAGAAAATATTAAGGCACTAATGCAAGGTGAGTACGACTTTACTATTGGTTTGCGTGGTTACCAGTGGAGCAAAGATAGCATCAAATCCCCAACTAACGAACAGATTGCCGCGGTAGCTAACTGGAAGCAAATTGCTACGGATATTAAAGATACTGCTGGTGTTATGGTTTCATTTGGCAAAGATACTAGCGTTGGTGGGTAACGTGAGGGGCCGCCGCCCCTTATTTATCCATGAGGAGTGAGCATGTCTATTGCGATTACGGTTGAGCAAGTTAATGAGCAATTAGAGGTGATGGGGTTTGAGGCAACAAGTCTTGTCATAAACTCTGCTATATCTATAGTGGACACTATTGATACTTGCCTTGATAGCGCAGGGTATTCAGATGCGGTAATTGCTTTAATTAAACTGTATTCGGTTATCCTTATATTATCATCTGCTGATGTTCGTAAAATCGCGTCAGAGCACGCACCTTCTGGCGCTTCTGTTTCATATCAGTATTTTTCTGATGGCAGAAAAACATTGCTAAAAATGCTGTCTTCCCTAGATACCAATGGATGTACTAATAGCCTTCCTATTGAACGCCCCGTAGGTGTCATTCAGTTTGATGTAGTTCGGGGGTGATATGGGGAAAATCCTGCGACGATTTTGCAAAGGGTGGGCAACCATCTGGAAAGTTGAGGGGAAAGATAAATATGGTAAACCTATATTTTCAGAGCCAATCCATATCCGGTGTGATTACGGAAGTAGCTTTAAAGATGGTAGTAAAACTATTGGTACTGAAATAATTATTAAGAATGTTATTTGGACTGAGTATAGCGAAGCTTCTCAAGAAGACTATATCGCCATCGGTAAGCATGAAGACAGAGATCCATTTTTGCATGGTGCTAGCAGGGTTAAGTCTATCGATAGAGACCGTGATATTAATGGCGGTCTAGATGATTACACACTAACAACGGAGGTGTAACTATGGGGGCAAAAGTAAAAGGAATAGGTAATGCGATATCTAACTTAAACTCTCTGGTTGGAAGCATAGCATCAAAGAAGATAGCTCGAGCCATGCATAGAGCGCTAGATATTGGTGGCAGGCAAGCTGCAAAATACACACCAATTGACACTAAAACGCTCATTAATTCACAATTTAGAGATGTAAAAGTAAAAGGTACTCTATTTACTGGTCGCGTTGGTTATTCTGCTTCGTATGCTGTTTTTGTTCATGATCCTAATGTTAAACAAACTTTCCGCAGGCTTAATGCTAAGAAAGAATTCCTCCTGAAGGGATTTGAGGAAACGAAGCAAATGATTGATCAGGCCGTTGCTGAGGAACTTAAAATATGACGACCTTTGAGAGACTGAAAAACTATTTTTCTGAATCAGGGTTATCTGATGGTTTCATTCAGCAGGATTATATTTGGAATGAAAAAGAAGGTAATGATTCAGATTCATATATCGTATTTCAGCAACTAAATGGAACTGGTCGTATTGATGATTTAAGTGGCGATGATTTCTTCACCGTTTTACTCATATCTGGCAAGGCGTGGATTGAGTTTATTGTTCAGAGAGCTAACGAAATACTAGAGTATGTAAGGTGTCACTCTAGAAGTCATAACATTGGCTTTATTATCAATACATCTGGTTTTGTTAATCCAATTCAAACAACAGAAGGTAGGTTTATTATCCCGCTTTCTTTCCGCTGTACATCTTAAATTAAACACATCTTAACAGGTCACTTCGGTGGCCTTTTTTATTTGCAAATAAAGAGGTTATAACATGTCACAATGTCCTGACAAAAAAGGATTGGTAATGGGTAATGCGGGAATTATCCGTATTGCAAAAGGATGCCCTGACCAAGTACCAGCACAAGATCAATTCTTACGCTTAGGTGCATTAACAACCAAGTCATTCGATTTTGGTATGGAGACGGTAACGTCTAATGCTGATGATATCAAAGGGTTAACAGAATCAATCGTCACTGGTGCTGACTTCACCATTAGTTTTGATGGGGAATTGAAGAAATCTGGCGTAACTGGCTCTACTTCTGCTTTCGATATTGCAAAAGAAATTCTTGATGAAATCAAAGCTGGTCGCCAACCAGATTATTGGATTCAACTTGATATGAAAGGTGATGGTTCTGATGTTGTTCAGAGCTATATGTTATTTACATCATGGTCAATGGAATTTCCAACAAAAGAAATCTCTACCTATTCAGGTGAATTGAAAGTTGCTGATGCAGAAACGGTTGAATGGCTACAAGAAGAAATCGTGGTTGAAAGTGTCGCAGTAGAGCCAGCTACTCTGTCTGTAAAAGTGGGTGAAACTAAGACATTTACTGTCAAATTTACCCCAACCGATGCGACGAACAAAAACTACACTGCTGTGAGCGATAAGCCAAACTTTGCAACAGTTACTCAGCTTGTGAATGTAGTCACTGTGCGTGGTGTTGCTGAAGGTACTGCAAATATCACTGTCACATCTAAAGATGGTAGTAAAACAGCAAAATGCGTGGTTACTGTTACCTCAGCTTAATATTACAAAGGGTGCTTTCGAGTGCCCTTGATAATATTCAGGAGGGATTATGACGCCTATTTTAGAAATCGGTGAGATGGTTATCTCTACTGATAAAAAGGATTACTTATTTAGACCATCGTTCATCAATATGACAAGAATCGGTGAGCCTAAACAGATTGTGAGTGCATACGGTCAATTAAATGGTGCTGAGGTGCAAGAGTTAATTGCACGCGCCGTAATGAGCTACAGGGTTATTCCTGAGTGGTTAATAAAAGCGATTAGCAAGCCGACATATGGACGCAATATCCTACAAACTGCAATGATAGTGATGCAGGCGTGTTGTGATGATGATTGTTCTGAAATCATTGGCGAGTGGAAGTCAGGTAAACGTGGCATTGTCTATAAAAACGGCAAGATGCCAATCGCTGACATTATCGTCATTGCTCGAGAATTATTCACTCACGGAATTATCGGTAAAGCGAAGATCCGCAAACTTCAACGTAACGAAGGCAAAAATGAATTCTCAGATGAGTTTATGGCAATTGACTACATCAGCTCTGCTCGTGCTCATTTTGGTATGAATCGAGAGGGAGCCGAACGGCTAACCATGACTGAATTTCAGATGATGCTCAAAGCTAAATACCCTGATGAGAAAGGCTTCACAAAAGAAGAATATGACAACATCATGAAGCAAGATGATAAGCGTAATGATGAGCTGATCAGCGGTAAGCGTCGATTAGTGAGTAGGAAGAGAAAGTAACAAGGGCATCCGTGCCATTATCAATGAGACGATAAGGGGTAAGCGTGTGTATACATCTGCTTATAACTTTCAATGCAAGTATGCGCAATTAAATTATGCTTGCATACAAATTTAATAATTAGATATAATGCAAGCAATAAAACAATTAGGGTGCTTGCATATGTCAGATGAAGAAGATGATTCAAAAAAAGATGTAAAAGGTAAAGCTAAGGGGGGGGTTGCTAGGGCGAAGTCATTAACAAAAGAACGACGCTCTGAGATAGCAAAAAAAGCAGCCATTAAAAGATGGGGAAATAGACCACCAAAAGCGATACATAAAGGGAACTTTAAAGATCAATTTAACATTGATGCTGAGTGTTATATTTTGGATGATGCAGATAAAACGGTTGTGGTTTCAAAAACAGGGTTATCCAAACTACTTGGTATTGGTGAGCATGGTAGGGATATTGATCGACTGCTAAAAACAAATTATATGGCAGAATTTGTTGATCCAGAATTACTGGAAAAAATAGAAAAACCTCTTATTTTTCAATGGAGGTCAACAGTCCCAAAAAGTGAAGTTGAAGGGGCTTTTTTTGACTCAGCTCATGGCTACGACATAACGCTAATTGGGGATGTGGCTACCGCACTGATCAAGGCTGACATGGCTGGCTCGCTACCTTCATCAAGGAAGAAGTCAGCAGCACTCGCTCAACAGTTAGTGACAGCTTCTATGAAATTAGGGCTGAAAGGCCTTGGGTATGCCATTGCAGGGTATAGACCTGAAGTTCAAGAGGTTATTGATGCATTCAAGGCCTTTGTTAGGGAGGAAGCTAGGCAGTATGAGAAAGAGTTCCCTGATGAACTATATGAGGCATGGTACAAAATATATCAATTAAACAAGCCAGAGAGAGGAAGACCTTTTTTATTCAGTAAGCTAACAAATGAACAAATTTATATACCCTTGGCAAAAAGTAACGGAAAAATCCTTGATTTAGCCAGAAAGAATAAAGATGAAAATGGGAAGAAAGGGGATAAAATTCATCAGTTTTTAGCTGAAGTTGGGGTGAAAGCTCTAAAACAACAGATTGGTAAAGTTCTTGCTGTGTCTGAGTTATTTGATGATAAAGAGTCTTATGAGGCGGCTTTAATGAAAGTAAATAAAGCATAATTGAATAAGCAGTATCAACTAACCCACTCCGGTGGGTTTTTTATTGCCTGAAATCTACAACCTATTGATATAGTTTGATTATAGCGAATCGCGAGAATTGATAGCCCATCCTTGGGCTGTAGTTATTTTTTTTCGGTAAGAGCATTTAGTAAATTTTCAATTCTCTGTAGCTTGGATTCCATAGTGTTTAGTTTTTCTTGTAAATTGTTATCATTACCTATTTTCGTACCAGTTGGGCTAAATTTGTTATTCGCCTTGACCCTATCAGATGTTAAGGGTAGTTGAGCCTGTAGCGCAACCCCGATTACTTGGCGTATATCTCCAATAACGCATGATGGATAGTCATCATTTAATGAGTAAAGATACCAGTCGCCTTGGTCAAATATTAATTGTTTAAAGCTACAAAACCCATCAATGTAATGAAGCACATAATCCATATGGTTAGGCTCTAAAGACGGATCTATGATAACAATAGTACCTGATGGAAAGCTGACTCCATAAGAAGAGGTCATTGAATCACCTATGACTTCATAAGCAAATGCTTTATCACTAGCTTCAGGGATTGAAGGGACAAACCTTGAAAAACTAGCAGGATTATTCAAGTCGAAAACTGAGTCAGAATAAGAGAGGACTGGAATAAGAGGTAGAGTTATAGTTTTAACAACCTTACTTAAATCTGGGGCTTCTCCAGTTCCTTCTGCTAGCCATTCTGATGTTGTACCAAGTGCAGCAGCCAAATTAGTTAAAACATTTTTTCTTGGTTTGGAGTTTCCAGCCTCATAAGCTGCAATCTGTCTGCGCACTACACCAACTTTCTCCGCTAATTCACCTTGTGTTAATTCAGCAGCTTGTCTGGCGGCGCTAATTCTATTTTTAAAACCATCATCTATTTTCATATGTGAACTCTTTAAAATTCATATTGACACAATGTGAGTCATGATATATAACTAATAATACATCATGAAGATGTGATATTGAAATACTTCACAGGAGATAAAATGGAAAAGAAAAACAGAATTATGCCGTACCCATTTCGAATGAAGCCAGATATGAGGCAATGGATTGATAATGTTGCGGAGAATAGACGGCGCTCTACTCAAGTTCAGCTTGAATATATTTTAGAGGTATTTAGAGAGAAAGTGGAAAATGGTGAACTTGAGATGCCGTAAAAAAGAAGAAACCCCAATTGTTCGAGCAATTGAGGTTTCATTATCAAATAAACTCTTGGGCGAGAATAAGTGACATGACTAATTTAGCAAATATTAACGACATGAGCAATTCAGTTAAATCCATCCCAGCAATTATGCATAACGGAATACCTGTAGTTACGACTGAACTGTTAGCTGAGTTATATGATACTAAAAGTAACAACATAAAAGTAAACCACTCCCGTAATGCAGGTCGCTTTATTGAGGGTAAGCATTACTTCAAAGTTATTGGAAATGCTCTAAAAAATTTGCGAGTTACTTTAAGTAACCTACAAATTTCACCAAAAGCGAGAAGTTTAATTCTGTGGACAGAAAGAGGTGCGGCTCGCCATGCGAAAATGTTAGACACAGACAAAGCATGGGATGTGTTCGAATTAATGGAAGATCACTATTTTAATAAAGGAAAAAATGAGGTTGTTGTTAGCACGCGCCCAATAACCCAAAGGGAAAAAGATGCTCACAACATTAACGCTCTATTTAATCACTACGATGTTTTTTATTCAGCATGGAAGTCAGAAATATATCCAATACTAAGACAACTTGAATCACCACTTGCTGGAAGGTTGGTTGATAGATTTCAAGATGGTTATGCGTTTCTGATGAATTTAAGGAGAGATATTAACGGGAGATTACAAGAAGGTGAGTTGCCAAGAATATGCAGGTAAAAACAGAAAAGCCAATAGTTGCGATCTATTGGCTAATCCCAAACAAAACCCAGAAGGAAATGTTTCATGAGTGAGATCACTTTAACAAATAGTTTTAACACTGTCACGAACAAAACTATCGATACCCAGAAGTTATTATCAATGATTAACGTGGCTCGTAAGTCATGTGGTGAAAATCAAATTCGTAATAACGTATTGATTGAAAGAGTAAAAGACGAATTAGATGGCGAGACCTACAAAATTTTTGTAGGTCATAAAAATGGCGCTCAAATTGAAATAATTGAAATGGATATCAAACAAGCGCTTCGTGTAGCCGCTAGAGAATCAAAAGCTGTTCGTCGTGTTCTGGTTGACAAGCTGGAATCAATGCATGTAGCTTCTCAAAAAAGTGGCAAAAGCCAATCAGGTTTACCTGAATACCGCCAAGCTAGAACGCTTAAAATGTCGGTTGATGCCATTACTAACTTATTCGACTTAATGCCGAACCTGAGTGATGAGGCAAAACAGTGTGCAGCAGCTAATATCGTCAATCCGATTGTTGGGTTTGAAGCCGTTCCTTTGCCGGCACTTGAACAAAAATATTATACAGCTGGTGAAGTTGGAGAAATGCTTGAAGTATCTGCCAATAAAATTGGTCGCATGGCTAATAAGCATGGGTTAAAAACAGAGGAATATGGGAAATATTTCTTAGATAAATCTGCTTATTCTTCAAAACAGGTTGAAGCATTCAGATATAACGACAATGGAGTAAAAGCATTACGACACGCCATTCATGGTGTTGAAGTAGCTTAAACACCCAAGCCAAGGACGGCTTGCTTGAGATCACATATCACGCCTCTTAACTGAGGTATTTTGTATTAATAGGTGAAACCGAATTTACTAGATATAAAATCAATCTATACTGTGTTTTTATACAGTTATTGGTTGGTGCGGGTTGTGATCATAAAACCAGTGTTTTTTTTCACAGATGTATAAATTTAATTTATGTCATAAAATCAGTGCAATTTTTATTTTTAGGAAAATGAAAAATGACGGTTGTTGCTGATGGTGAAGGAAATGATTTAATCGAGTGCCCATTATGTGGAAACCAGCATGATGATAATGAACTTTGCACTTGTGGTTATGACCCAAAATTAAAAGAAAAAAGTAAGTCTAATTATCGTGCTATTCATGCCCTTACAGCTACTCTTGATTTTGTTGTTGGAGATAAAGGTCGGGATATTAATGTAGAAATCGGCAAAGAATGGGGATTGGATTCCGATGATGTAGTGCAGTTTATATCTAGTGCGGATAAAAGGTTCATGGCGAAAAGAAAGAGCCACGGTGTCATGAAAGAAGATGCTATGCCGCACAATACCCCAAAAACATTTTCAAGATATTTAGATAAAGACCTTTCATTTGTTGATTTCGTTACAGGTATTATGAAGTTAATGAAAAGAGAGGCTTATGAAGATAGATCTACCCTATCAGGAGGTGCTTTAGTCTTTATTCATTATCAAGTAGATTTAGATGAGAGTAGTGATGGTAGGTTATTGATTATAATGGTAAATAAGAAAGGTGTTTTTGACTTCAATGAAAGCCTTGTGCCTAAAAAAATACCGTCTGTAAATTTAGACGCTTTAAGGCAGGCGGTGTTGATTGACCTAACGTTATTTAAGTCAAGTTACCCAAACAATGAGGGCGACCCATATTTACACTTTATTACAGGCATGTCAAAAAGTGGTTTTTTTAAAAGGGCGCTTGGTTGTAACCCTAAAATTGACAACAAAAGAAGTATAGAGCAGTTACATGAAGCCTTAGATGGATTCTCTAACAATATATCACTAACAACAGAGCAAAGAATCAAGGTAAGGGAATCAGTAAAAGCCTTTATTTACGTTAAAGCCAGAAGTGTTGATAAGAAAATGACCATTAGTGATGTTGGAAAAGTTATAGAGAAGTGTATACCTGAAATACAGAATGTAGCGGGTAAATTTGAACAGTATGTTGATATAAATGAGTACACAATTGATCAGTACTTCGAGCCTCATTACACATCATCGAAACCATTTGGAGAGATAAAAATCTCAGATGATGATGACGAGTATGAAGTAACGTGTAATGTTAATACAATCGGTTCCAGTAATAAATCAGACAAGAAAATAATTTACGATAAAGCAAATTCTCGCTTAATTATCCGCTTAACAGATTCGGGTATAACAGAAATAGAGAAAATTATTAAGGGGGCTTAAATGCTCAACGTTGATGAGTTTGAAAATTTTGTAAAAATAATGAAGGGCTCATCTACATCAGTTGTCAAAGGGCATTGTATAATTAAATTCGGATGCCCTCTTGATAACATTGAATATTTTGAGACTTTGTTAAATAAATACGGCGTCACTTCAATTTCTGAAAAAAGACAGGATGAATTTGTCATTAGCACTGATTTTTTAGATGAGTCCATCCTGTATCTTTCTATGGATAAGCTGTGGTATAAATCTTGCTCAATAGGTAGAGTACCTGAGTTTTTTTATATTCTAAAAGGGAATCAGTCTTCATTAGAGGAATCAAAAGAAACACTATCAATATCTTTGTTTTTAAAGTGGAAAGCTATAGTAGGAAAGGTTTCAAATCATGTTATTAATGATAAATGTATTCTATATATGCCAAATGATGATGGCGGGAAAGAGTTGGTTATAACCATAAATGAGAGTTTGGATTTTGTAAAAAAAATAAACTATAAAATAGACTCAAATCTTTCTGCTGACAACATACTGAAAGTTTTAGATATAAATGACGCTCAATCTACTGAGCGTGAATCAATAATGAGAACGGCGATATTTGAATTAATAAAAGACAATGAAACCAAAAGTTTAGTTTCAGTTATAGATGTTGGAGATAAGATATATGTTCGTTATTTAAACCTACTTGAGTTATATACAAAAAGATTTTCAGTAAACAAAATACTTTCTGAACTAGAGCAAAAGCAACTTGAGTATACAACTAAAATTAATGATTTTGTCTCATCTAGCCAGAATAAAGCATTTGCCATTCCGGGGGCTTTGATTGCGGTTGGCGGGCTAGCAAAATCAGGAGGTCTTGTCGACTCAGTTCTCATATTTTTCGGTCTATATTTGATATATAGGGTCACTTATATCTCAAATGAGATATTGATTAACTCTTATGACTCATTGAAAAGTAGTCTAAATGATTTAATAAAAAGATATTCTAAGTTCGATGAAGGTGTCGAGGTGCGAGATGCTGCATCTAAAATAGATTCAGATATAAGTGGAAAAATAGAAAAGGCCAAAGAACGTATTGGTAAGATTAATGACATGGGTGTGATCATGTTAGTTGTAGGTGCTATCTACTTAATTATGAAGTGGCTGACGTCCCCATAGTATGCTTATTAATTTTGAACCTGCTTCGGCAGGTTTTTGTTTGCTTCAATTTGCACCACAAACAGCTAAACTAATAACAAATTAACTAACGAGGATGGTGTTGTGAGGAAACTATTAATTGCATCTATTGGGGTGTTATCTTCCTTGGCTATTTTATTTAGTGCTAACTCTACTGCTAAAGAAAATATAAAAATATCAGATGTTGCAAAAGCAGTTTGTATTAATCATAAAGATAAAGAACCGTGTGAAGGCCTTGTTATCGCATCAATGGGGCATGCTTTCGATCAGGGGAGGATTAGCATGGTTTGCGATTTAATGCGTGAATCTGGGGATGAGATACCAGAAGAGCAAAAGGATAGATGTGATGAAGCAAATGAAATGTTGTTAGATGTGCGAAGTGTAAAATATTAACCTGATATATTAACAATCTCAACCCTGCCAACTGGCGGGGTTTTTCATTTTAAGGAGCCGATAAATGGCACAAGTAGGCGAAATTGTTTATCAAGTTCAAATGGATGTTGAGCAATTGCTAACATCTCAGCGTCAGTTAGAGCAACGTCTTAATCGAATGGATAGCAGCTTTAACAGAACGTCTCAGTCGGTGAATAACACTGAACGTTCAATGTTATCTTTATCCAAAGTTGCCGCATCACTTGCCGGCTATCTATCAGCTTCAATGGTTGCTAGTTACTCCGAAGCATGGACTGAGTTAAACAACAAATTATCTAACTCTGTTCGTGCAAGTGAGTCACTTATTGATGTTACTCAACGAGTATTTGATATCTCTCAAGCAACGCGATCTAGTCTTGATGCCACAGCAACACTCTACGCACGATTAGAACGAGGAACGAGAGAGTACAATACATCAGCAGAAGACTTAGCAAAATTAACATCCATCATTAACCAAGGTTTTATCGTATCTGGTGCTACTGCGCAGGAAGCAGAAAACGCCATTATTCAGCTATCGCAGGGTATCGCGTCTGGCGTTCTCCGTGGTGAGGAATTTAACTCAGTAGCAGAGCAGGGTAGCCGCTTGATGGTTGCGCTTGCTGACTCAATGGGTGTTGGTATTGGTCAGCTGCGCAAGATGGCTGCGGAAGGTAAACTAACTACAGATGTTGTTGTGAAAGGATTGCTTTCTCAAGGTGATGCGATCGGTAAAGAGTTCGCTAAAACTACTCGAACAATGTCACAGGCATTTCAAGAGGCAGGGAACAACTTAACCAAGTTTCTTGGTGAAAACACAACAATAAAGACATCTATTAACGTATTCAGTGATGCTGTTATCGCCGTCAGTAGGAATTTAGATGCCATGGCTGACGTTTTAACTTTTGCAGCTGGGGTTATAGGGTCTAGATTTCTTGCTGCACTATCTCTTGCTGGTGTTGCACAATTAAAGAAAGCAAAAGATACCATAACGGCTACTATAGCGACAAGAAACTCAGCCAAAGCAGAGGTAATTGCTGCAAAAGAGACGCTAACTAGGGTGCAGGCAGAAAAGGCATTTGCTTTAACGACTCAACAATCATTATCAGCTCAGCTTTCAGCCGCTCAGACTGAACAACAACGCTCAAGAATAAGAAATGAATTATCGGCAAATTCAGCAAGAATAGCAGCACTGACCAGACAGGAAACCCTAGAAACAAATAGATTAGCTGCGGCCCAAGCAAGAGTTGCATCAACAAGTATTACTATGGCTAGTGCAATGAAAGCTCTCAATATTGCCACGGCTCCTTTGGGTGGACCTATGGGGGCACTAATGCTTGCTGGTGCCGCAATGTATTACTTCCATCAAAAAACGGAGCAGGCGAAGCAAGAGGCTCGAGATTTTGCTGATAGTGTCGATCAGTTAACAGCTAAATTAAAAGAGCTTTCATATCAAGAGATTGCTCGTGACGCTCAGGATGCTGCTGATAAGCAAAAAGTTCTAAATGCAGAAATGAAAGAGCAAGAAAAGCAACTAGCTAGGCTAGAAGCTCGATTAAATATGCAACAAGAAGCTCTTGGTGATAATCCTGAATTAATTGAAAGAAACACTATAAATATATTAAGAGAAAAAATAAAACTAGAAGGTGATCTAGCTGAAAACAAAAAACGCTCAGAATTAATAACTAAATATCTAACAGATGCACAAAATGAGTACGATAAAAAACTGAAGGAGGCTATTGATTTAAGCGTTAAAAGCGCAACAACTCTTGATATTGAAAAATCAGCATTAGGCAGGCTCACCCAACAAATAAGAGATGCAACAGGCGCTAAAAGTGAATTTAATGCCACACAATTGGAAGTTAAATTATCAGAGAAGGCCTTGGATTTGCGTAAGACTTTAGAGAGAGAAATAAAGTTAGCAAATTCAAAAAGTGAGGTAGATAAGAGATTATTGCAAGTTCAATTTTATGCAGAAGATAATAATCTATCCAAAGAGGAGGTTTTGGTATTAAATCAGGTAGCAATTGCGGCCCAAGATGCCAAAGATGCCGCAGCCGAACGCAACAAAACGACCAAGGAATCAACCAAAGCCACAGACGCAGCATATGAGGCACTAAAGCGCCAGAGAGAAGAAATTGAGCTTTTAAACAAAGGTTACAAAGACGGATCTCTTGAAATGGCTAAGTATGATGCTGTTAAAGCATTGGGTGACAATGCATCTCCTAAGCAGATTGAAAAAGCGGAGCAACTCGCAGAAGAAAAATACAACATTGAGCGTAATCTAGCTGATAAGAAAGCTGCGCTTGAGCTTGATTTAGTCGCCAAGGCTAAGGAATCTCACGATAAGCAGTTGGCAGACTTAGAGCGGATAACAAAAGATGATGTATCTCTCACTGAACAGGCAGCAAGGCGTAAAGCTGAAATTGAGGCGGAATATCAGCAAAAGATAGCCGAAATAAAGGCTAATAACACTGTATCACCGCAAGATGACATCAAAGGGAAAGTAGATCCTGTTCAGCAACTAAAAAACGAACACGAGCGTAAACTTGCACTTATTCGTGAGTTTGAAACAGAAAAAGGCGCTATTACTCAGCGTGGCTTAGAGTTAATGAATGCCGCCAATACTCAATATGAGCAAGAACGGTTAAATGCTCAATGGGAGATATGGCGTAATCAGAGCCAAGCTAATCAATTCTTAGCTGATGGGTTGGACGCATTAGGGCAACGCTCTACCAACGTACTCACAGGGCTATTAACAGGCACGCAATCCCTTAACGATGCTTTCCGTAATGTCGCATTAACCATCGTAGACCAAGCCGTTGGCGCTCTGGTTCAAATGGGTATGCAGCAGGTTAAGAATATGGTTACTGAAAGTGCCATGCGTAAGGCTTCCAATGCACAAGCTATAGCTGAGGCTACAACTACTGGCGCAGCAATTACAAATGCTATGGCTCCGGCGGCAGCGACAACCAGTATTGCCACTATGGGCTCTGCTGCTACATGGGGTATGGCAGCAATGGCAACAGCTATTCCCGCTATGATTGCGCTTGCTGGTGCTCGTAAAAATGGTGGGCCCGTAAATGCTGGCTCTATGTATCGAGTGGGTGAGGGTGGTAAGCCTGAGATATTCAAGGCATCTAACGGTAGTCAGTACATGATACCGGGTGATAATGGTCGAGTTATTAGTAATCGACAAATGGGTAAAGGTGGTAATGGTGTCAGCATGGGTGATATGCACTTTACATTCCAAGTTCAAGCACCTAATGGCATCACTCAAAAGGAAGCACAACAGATACAGCAAATGGTGAGAGGTACGGTTTATGACGTACTTGGTAACGAAATGCGTAGCGGTGGTGCTTTGGAAAAAGTAAGAA